ATGGTGCTATGGCTGGATATGATGAACCACAAAAGATTGTTACAGGTTTACAGCTACTACAAGCAGGTATTATTGATACACAAACCTTACAAGAAAACCTTGATGGCTTAGATAATATTGTCAGAGTAAACGAAAGAATTACAAAAGAAAAAGCAGAGAAAGTTTTATTTGATTCTTTACTTGCACAAGCACAACAAGGTGATGCAAAAGCAACTATGGCTGTAATACAGATAAGAAAGAATCCTGATGATATGAGTACAATACTAGATAAGTTTTACACAGCAGAAGATCCAGAAATACCAGAACAAGAGCAAGAACTGCTTGGAGGAGCTGCCCTACCACCACAGGGTGCTCCACCAGGCATAGCACAATTACTACAAGGTATGGGAGGATAATGTCAATTAATAAAAAGTTTGCAGATATAGTATTCAACTCACTTGATGATGTTGATGAGATTGGTGATGACATAATCTTAGAAGCAGAATTATACGAACCAAAACTTAGATTTTCTCCATTCTCACCTATAGATTTACCACAAGGTTATATGATTATTAGTCAAACGTTTATATACGAAGAACAGGATGAAGAAGATGGCGAGAAGTCCGAGTAACAAAGGTATTACAAATAGAAACGCTAATGTTCCACCAGCAGGTAGGAACTATCAAGATCAATCACAAGCTGTGCGTAGAATACCTGGTGTAAGTTTTGGAGAGCAACAAGAATTAACAGAGCAACAAAAAGCTGCACCACTTGCAAAAGATAGTATGCCTAATGAAAAACCACAATCAAAACAAAATAGAATACCTCAAATGGACATTTTTTCTGCAACTAAAAGACCTAATGAGCCAGTAACTTCTGGTTTGCCTTTTGGTCCTGGAGTATCACCTGTTCCTTCACAAGAACAGGGATTACAAGATGTTAAAAACTTTATATACGAAAGTTGGTTAGCAACTGGAGATGATAGTTTACTAGAGTTTTTGTAATGGTTTACAACGATTTCTCACAAGACAAAGCCGAAAAATTAAGCAAAATAAATCAAACAAGTTTTAATACACCAAGCTCTGTTATGGTGCAATTAGCCAAAAACAATTCAGATGATTCACTTGTAGAAAAAATGCAATCTTTTTTTTCAAGAAACAAAGTAGGTCCTTTTGAAAGACTTAAAAATTCTATTGCTTCACAAACAGGCATTAATCCAGATACTGTTTCTTCATTAAGAGAATATTTTTTAAAAACTACTTTTATGGGAGCACGATCTTTGTGGGAAGATACATTTCCTAGAATAGGCAGAGCTGTTGCTTTAAAACAACAAGGTATATCAGAACCCTGGAAAAAAGCAGATGTTAGTCCTTTTGGTATATGGAAGGCAGAAAGAGAAAAAGGTAATGTTATAGATTTTGGAACTGCAATTTTTGGCGACACAAATCCAGAAGATACACAACTTTATAAAGATTATATTGATAGAGGAATGACACCAGATAGAGCTAGGGAAGAAGTTTTAAAACGAAAAGGAAAAAATATATGGACTTTAATTGAAGAAGAATCTAAAAAAGTAAGTTTACCTAAAGAAACAGCTTCTGCTTTAGCTGCAAGAGGTAAAGGTACTGAAGCTACATTTGGTAGAGTAATGTGGCAACCACTACATTTTCTCGTAGGACCAGAAGATGAAGCATATGATTTTTATACAGGTGTTGTTGATTTAATAGCTAATGTAGCAGATCCAACTTTTTTAGTAGGTAAAGCTGTCAAAACTGCAAAAGCAGGAAGAAATTTGTTAGCTTTATCAGATGATGCAGCAGCGAGTGTAGGATTACTAAATGGTTTTGTTAGAAAATCTTTTAGTAAACGTACAGTCAATCAAGTAATTGATTCTAAAGAGGGTAGTAAAATTGCTGAATTTTTATTAAATAATAAAGACAATCCTGCCACAATATTAGAACAATCTAATTTTAAATTTGTAAATAAATATATTATGAGAGATCAACAACTTTCAGAAAAAACCACAAACTTTATGTTAGATTTACAAAAAATTGATGAAACAGGAGAACAAGGAATAGCGTTAGTCAAAGATTTATTGAAAAAAAATACAAATGTTGTCGCTGCTTCCACAGAAGGTTTAGTACCTAAATTACAAAAACAAGGTAAAATTTCACAATATTTTGACACTTATTTTGGAGCTCAATATGAAACAAAATTAAGAGCAAGTAATCCAGATCAATTATTAGTAAATTACAGTAGATTTTTAAAACAACTTGATCCTAAAGAAACAATAATAAATAGAAATGAAAGAGTTTCAAAATTAATTAATGATTTAGATGCTTTAAAAACAAAAGATCCATTTCTCAAAGGAAACATAATTATTAACTCTGTTATTGAAGATATGGGATCATTAAGACAAGTTATAACAAAAGAATTTGAAAATGCTGGTAAATTGAATGACAAATCTGAAGCTATGGTATCAGCAGTATTTACAAACTTGACTAAATACATACAAGAAGTTCCAGATGATTTTTCTAAAAATAAAAGAGTTTATACACAATTAAAAAATTTACCAGATAATTTAAAAAATCAATGGGCAAAAGAATTGAGCAAAAGAGGTTGGACATCACAAGAAATAGAAAAAGGTTTTAATACTTTTAAAAATCAACCAATTATTGAATCAGTTTTAACAAGAGATTTATATTTACCGAAACCATCTGAAGTCGTAAAATTAGTAAACAAATTAGACAAAAGTATGAAAGGTAATTTTTTAAAAATTGCAGATATTTTAGGAGATTCAGCAATTATCGGTGGAACTTTTGATTTTTATGTTTCTAAAATATTTAAACCTTTTGCACTATTAAGACCTGCTTGGACTGTAAGAGTTATAGCTGAAGAACAATTAAGAGCTATAGCAGATGGTGTTTTGGGTATTAGTGATTTTTATTTAAACCCAATGAATATACTTGCAAGAATGGATTTAATAAAAGCCAGACCATCACAAGCAAAAGCTGGATGGTTAAATAATGGTGTTTATGATGAAGGTATAGGAATTATAGAAACAAGAGCTTATGAAAGAATACACGGAGCTTCTGATAGACAAGGTGTCAAATTTGAAACAGTGCAAAGAGTAGGTGGACAAGGAACTGCAGAAATATCTAATACTAAAAAATGGAATGAAGGACAATTTAGAGTAATAAATAATTACTTAGAAAGTAGATTAACCAAAAGAATTGCAGAAATAAAAAACTTAGGTCCTGATAATGCAGTTAGTGGTTTTAAAAAAGCAAAAGCTACAGAAAAATTTGTTGATGAATTATTAGAAGATGGTAATGAATTAAGAGAAGCTATGTTAGCAATTTCTATAAGCACAAATAAAGAAAACATTTGGCAAGTTTTACAAACAACAAAAGACAGAACTCTTATCAAAGAATTTATAAATACTTTAGAGGAAGCTGTAACTGCTGATTTGTCTAAAAATGGATCACTTACATCAGATATGTGGGAATTATTAGCCACTGGTAAGTTTGCAAAAGAAACAGGTGAAATAGTAGACATAAGAAAAATAGCTAGAGGATCAGCTACAGAAGCAGAAAAAAAACTTTTTGATGCAGATCAATTACCTAGACAAAAACAAAAACAAATAGCTAAAACAAGTAAAGAAAATCAGAATAAAGCTATTGAAGAATACATAAATAAATTTGGAAACACTTTAACTGAAGATGTAGGTTATAGAACTAAACCTTTATTTACTGATAAAAATAGTTACGATAAATTTGTAGAATTTTCTATGGAGTTTTTAATGACAAGACCTACAAATGCTTTGTCAAGAATACCTGTTTTTAAATCTACTTATTGGAATAAATCAGCAGAATTAATATCTGTAAGTTCTGAAAAAGTAAAACAACAAATATTAGCTGGTGCAAGAAAAGCAGGTATTAAAGAAAGTCAAGTAAAAAAATGGGATAAATTGTATAAATCTGCTAAAGAAAATGGTATTGATGATCCACAACTTATAGAACAGTTTGCAAAATCTGCTGGTGTACAAAAAACTAAAAATTTACTTTATGATATTACAGAAAGCAGAAGATTTTGGGATGTAGCTAGATGGATATTTCCTTTTGGAAATGCGTATCAAGAAGTTTTAACCTCTTGGTTTAGAATCCTTAGTGCTAATCCTGGTGTTGCAGCAAGGGGATCTACAATATGGAATGGTGCTACTCAACCAACAGATGAGTTAGAATCTACAGGTAAAGGCTTTTTTTATGAACATCCTGTAAATGGATCTGTAGTATTTAATTATCCAGGCACAAACATAGTTCAAGACTGGATGTTTGGGGAAAGCGAAAATCCTTTAGATGTAAATGTAAATCTTCCTGTATATGCACAAAGTATTAATATAGCAGCAACAGTTTTGCCAGGAGTAGGACCTGTTATTAGATTTCCTGCTGCAGTAGTTTTCAAAAATTTTCCAGAGGAAAGTCTTGCTAACAAACTTATATTTGGCGATTTTCCTGTACCAAACATTAAAGAGTTTGGAGATATAGCAAAAGCTGTTGGTATTGTTCCAGCTTGGACTAATAAATTTTATGAGGTTGCATTTAATAAAGCAGAAAACTCACAAGGTATTTATGGAAATACTGTTATGGACACATACGAAGCATTGTTGTATGCAGGTTTAATTGATGATAGTAATGAAAAAGGATTTCAAAAAGGTATGGAACTAGCTTTAGATAAATCAAAAGGATTGTTTTACATTAGAGCTGTATCACAGTTTTTAGGACCTGCTGGTGTTGCAACACCTGTTTATGACATTACGCCAGAAAACAGTAATTTATATTTTTTAGAAACTTTAGCTGATGAATACAGAAGAATTAAAGCATCTAACAACTATGATGACACGGAAGCCACAAAAGTTTTTGTAAATAGATTTGGTTTTAATCCGTTACCATTAACTGTTTCTAAAACAATATCAATAGAAAAATTCCCAACCACACAAGACAGTTATGAATGGTACAAAAAAAATAAAGAACTATATGATGAATATCCACTTGTAGCTTGGTATTTAGAACCACCTCCTGCATACGCAGAGTTTTCTTTTACTGCCTATAGAGAAGGTGTTTTTCAAAACAAAAGAGTTTATAGAACACCTGAACAGTGGGCTATTGCAAAAAATAAATTATTAGGTGCAGTAGCATTAGATAAATTTGAAAGAGAAATAGGTATTGTGGGTATAAATACTGATGCAGCAAGATTTGTAAGAAACGAATATAAAAAAGAATTAATGAGTAAATATTGGGGATATGGACAACCTAATATTGTAGGATCTCCAAGTAAACCGACAATAGATATGCAGATT